CTCCAAGACCCCTTGCACAGTTGGTTGGCCCTCCACCGGCGGCCCGCCAGGGCTCCTGGGCGGTCGCCTGGGGCCGGATCACGGGGTGACCGGACGCCTGGGACCAGGGGGCCAGATCCTGCCGTAGGCGGCGAATGCGGCCACGCCGTAAGGTTTGGCCATAACGATGGTTACAGACCTGCAATCGGCCAAAAAGGCAGCCTACGACCGTCGAAAGGACGCCGAGAACGCCCGACGGAAGGGCCAGGCGGCCCATGCTCGCGAGATCGAGGTCGGGGAGCCGGAAAACAGGGCGCGCCGGGAGGCCTGCAGGGCCAGTCTGCGGGCATTCCTGGAGACCTACCACGCCGCGACATTCGCTCTGGCGTGGTCGGATGACCACCTGACGGTCATTGCGGCCCTGCAGACGGCCATCCTGGAGGGCGGTCAGTTCGCTTTCGCCATGCCGCGCGGATCGGGGAAGACCTCCCTGACGGTCGCGGCAGCCGAGTGGGCCCTGCTCTACGGCCACCGCCGGTTCGTGATGGTCATCGGCGCGACCGAGTCGGCGGCCGTGCAGTTGCTGGATCTGATCCGGTCGGACCTGGAGGCCGAGGGGACGCTCCTGGCGGCCGACTTCCCGGAGGTGTGCGACCCGATCATCGCGCTCGAGGGGATCGCCAATCGGGCGGCTGGCCAGCTGCACCAGGGGCAGCGCACGTCCATCACGATCACGGCGGACGAGATCGTGCTGCCGACGATCGAGGGCAGCGTCGCGTCGGGCGCGATCGTGCGCGTCGCAGGCTTGCTGGGCCGCATCCGCGGGCAGATCGCGAGGTTGCCCGACGGCGGCAAAATCCGGCCGGACTTCGCGATCATCGATGACCCGCAGACCGACGAGTCGGCTGCGTCCGTGACACAGTGTGCGCGGCGCGAGCACGTGCTCGCCGGCAGCGTGCTCGGCCTGGCGGGACCCGGCAAGAAGATCGCGGCGGTCGCGACCGTGACGGTGATCCAGGCCGGCGACGTGGCGGACAACCTGTTGGACCGGACGAAGCACCCCGAATGGAACGGGCGCCGCACGAAGCTGCTCTACCAGGAGCCGTCGGCCACGAAGCTGTGGGAGCAGTACGCCGAGATTCGGGCCGATTCGCTGCTGCAGCACGGCGACATCCGGGACGCGACCGCGTTCTACGTGGCGAACCGCCAGGCCCTCGACGATGGCGCCAAAGTCGCGTGGGCCGCCCGCTTCAATCCGGACGAGGTCAGTGCGCTGCAGCACGCGATGAACCTGCGCCTGCAAGACGCGACTTCTTTCGCTGCCGAGTTCCAGAACGAGCCGCTGGTCGCGCGCGCGTCGGCGGACGAGGCGCTGCTCGACGCGTCGACGATCGCGCGCCGGATGAACGGCCTCGGAGAAGCAGTGGTGCCAGCCACAGCGACGAGGCTGACTGGCGGCATCGACGTGCAGCAGGGCCTGCTGTACTGGAGCGTGGTAGCGTGGCGAGACGACTTCACCGGCAGCGTCATCGCGTACGGGACGCACCCGAAGCAGGAGGCCGAGCACTTCATCTACGCCGATGCCAAGAACACGCTGCAGCAGCTGCATCCGAATGCCGGTGTGGAGGGTGCGTTGCTGGCCGGTCTGCAGACCCTGACCGACGCGCTGCTTGGCACTGAGTGGCGGCGCGAGGACGGGAACGTGCTGCGGTTGTCGCGGCTGCTGGTCGACGCGAACTGGCGGCAGTCGACCGAGATCGTGTACATGCTGTGCCGGCGCAGCAGGTTCGCGGGGAACCTGATGCCGGCGCACGGCCAGGGATTCGGCCTGTCGGCCAAGCCGATCAGCGAGTGGGCAAAGAACCCGGGTGACCGGGCTGGCTTCGGGTGGCGAATCCCGATCGAGTCGGCGCCGCGGCATGTCCGGTTTGACTCGGGCGCGTGGAAGACGTTCGTGCACGCGCGACTCGCGATGATGCCTGGTGACGCCGGGAGCCTGACCCTGTTCGGCAAGGCGCCGGCGCGGCACCGGATGCTCGCCGAGCACCTGACCGCCGAAGAGCGCGAACGAATGCGCGGACCTTCCCGTGTGGTCGACGTCTGGACGTTGCGGAACCACCGGGACAACCACTTGCTCGACTGCGTCGTGATGGCGGCGGTCGCAGCAAGTGTCGAGGGAGTGAGTTTGGACGGGTTCCGGACGGCGCGACCGCAACCGCGGCGCACTGGACCAGAGCCACAACGCGAGGAGACACGACGTCTATGGCGGCGTACCATGTGACCAGCGACGACGATCCTCGTGGCGACTACGTGTCGGTGGTCCCGTTCGTGCCGTGGCGGTGCCCAAAGTGCGGGGCGAGACACCCGAGGACGACGGGGCAGCATGGGCGCATCAGGTACCACCGGTGCCAGGAATGCGGGCTGCCATTCCGGTCCCTCGAGATCGAGCCGGATCGACTTCAGGATCTGCCGGATCTCCGCGACGTGCTGTAGGTGCCGACACTCTGCACTGCAGAGTCAGCCCATGGAGAAAGCGCTTGCAATCGGCAAGCGTGCGCGTTGTGGCAACACGCAAGGCGATCGCGCTCCTGAGCGCCGCGCACGTCTCCGGTGGAGCGGCCGGCTTGATGTCTCCGGGTGGCAGCGGTGCCGATGCGACTGGTCAGTGGCTTCCGACTGGCCTCGAGTATGGGACGTGCGGCTGGTGCCGCATCTTCTACGAGACCCTGGTCAACGGGCCGTTCACGCGCAATCAGGTTCTGACGGGCGGCACGAGCGGCGCCAAGGTCCGGGTGATCGAAGTCGGGGTCGGCTACATCGTGTGCGAGCGCCTGTCGCTCTTCCCGCCGTTGACGGTGGCGCAGCAGGCTCCGGGAGTGCCGGGCATCCGGGCGCTTGAGACCCTGACGGCCGACAACTCGCCCGCGACAACTGCCTCGGTCACCTACGTGGTCGAGCAGTCGTCGTTTGTGATCTCGGGCATCGCCCTGCCGTACGACCAGCAAACCGACCAGTTGCTCGCGTCCGCGCATGTCAACCGGATGGTGCCGGCCGACGCCGGCGCAAACATCTGGTGGGACCAGGATGCGCAGCTGGCCGCAACCCTTCCGGTCGCCTCTGGCAGCGCGATCAACACGGCGCTGATCGCGCAGAACGGCATCGGCAGAATCGAGGGCGCGACGTCCGGCGCCAAGGCTCTGGTCGTGCGCGTCGTGAACAACGACCTGTGGCTCGCCAATGTGGTCGGCACGTTCACGAACGGCGAGAACCTGCGCCTGCCAGGCGGCAGCACGCTGACGACGGTTGCTGGCACGATCACGACCAAGACCGCGGGCGAGTGGGTGCCGTACACGTGCCGGCCGAACCTCAACGGCGTGGGTCGAGGATGGGAGCGGCCGCCGGCCGGCGGCGACGTGGCGTACCGGGCCGGATCAATCGGCATGGAGCCGCGCCTGATGAAGCTGGCGCACGAGCGATGGGGCAGCGCGCTGGCGGCGTTCAAATTGGACGTGAACGGCCCGACGTCCGGCGCGGCCAGCGGTTTCGGCGGAGTCACCTACGGCGTGATCAACTGCAGCGGCACGTTCCCTGCGTCGCTGACCCTCGGCGCGGCCGTGACGCAAGGATCGTTCTCGGCCACGCTGGCTGCCTACGACGTCGCGAACAAGAGGCTCTGGGTCCGGTCGACAAACGGCCTGTCGATCACGGCCGGAACGGTCACGGTCGGGGCCCAGTCGGTCACGGCGACCGGGAACTTGCTCGGCTGGATGAAGGGAGCTGCCCACTACCAGGGCTTTCTCGCCATGGTCGCGGCGGGCACGGCCAAACTGCCAGTCGGCGACACGATGGATTGGACCGAGGGGTTCGTGTTCTTGGACTCGGTCGAGGGCGACATCGGCATTCCGTTCTTCGATGGCGTCACGAGCTTCGGCCCGTCGAACATCGACATGACGGCGGCCTGGCGCCAGTTCGCGTCGGACATCAGGACCGCGCTGTCGGCCCCGAATCTCACGGTGGTCGCGTTCTCGCACCGCCTCGACTACCGGGGTCAGACCAAGCCCAACGTATCTGGCCTGCAGCGCATTGCCATCCGCGACGCCGGCGTGGCCGATACCCGGATCCGGCAGGTCATTGCCGACGAGGCCTCGTTTCCGGCCGCGGTGGTTGCGACCGGCGCGCTCGCGCCGCCGTCGGAGGTCGTGTACCTCGAGACCGCGGTCTATCCGCTGCTCGGCGACCTGATCTGGTCCGCGTTCGCGGTCGCGTCGCAGTCCCTGCCGTCGACGGACCTGGACGAGGCCGCGGTCGTCCTGTTCATCGGCCATTCGCAGATGACGGCCCGCATTCCGGTCGGATGGTGGGAGCTCGAGGACGATCCGGAGCTGGCGAAGTTGTCGTCTTTGGCCGGAACCAACACGCTGGACGAGGCGCAGTGGATCTGGAACTGCATCACGCAGCAGTGGGAGGTCTACAGCGTCCGCGACAATGCGGTCACGTTCGGCGACCAGATCCTCAACTGGTCGGGCCCCGAGGTATCGGCGCTGAAGCGGCTCGGCGAGCGCTACGACCGGATCTACGCGATCAAGGTCTCGCACAACGGCGCCGCGATGAACCCGGCGCCTGCGAACGGTTACGCGACGTGGGGCTCGGTCGCGCGACTGACTGCGACGGCGAGCGTGACCGTCACGGTGCCGTCGGCCGGCCGCGGTCGTTTCACGGCCGCCAGCGGCACGCCGTTCTCCGGTGGCCAGTGGACCGCCGGCGCGTTCGTCCAGATCAGCGGAAACGACGGCGGGAACGGCGGGTATGCCGGGATCGGCGGCAACAACACGCTGCCCGAGCCCAACGTCGTGCCGCTGCAGATCGCGGCTGTGGATCCGTCCGGCGCGTGGATCGAGATCACGGGCACGTTCGTTGCGGACGCGAGCGCGTCGACCACCACGTTCACCAAGGGTCCGCTGGACCTTCGCCGCATCGCCGGTGCCCAGATCCGCAAGGCCCTGCAGGCGCTGGTGACCGTGCAGAACAAGCTGCCGCGGCACGTCGCCACGATCGAGTGGGACGGCGAGAACGACTGCGCGAACCCCGTCAACTACGGCGCGTACCTGCAGGACCACATCGAATGGTGCCGGTCCGTGTTTGGCCACCGCATCGGTCGCGAACCTCCGTGTCCGCACGTGCTCTTGCAAGTCTCGCGCAGCACGTCGTTCGATCCTGACGAGGGCCGTTCTGCGGTCGATTCGATCAGGTCGCAGCAGGAAGAGGTTGCGGAGGCGTTGGAGAACGTCGTGTTGATCGACACGACCGACCTGCCGCTGCGCCTCGAGGCTGGCACGTGGCCGCGGCTGACATACGCCGACTACGGCGGCCACCACACGCCGAGCGCGGCGGTCAAGGCCGGGTATCGAGCCGACGCCGCCCTCGACGCGTTCAGTTGGATCGCACCCCACCCTAGCGGGCCCGTCACCGACGCGCAGGCCGGATACCCGGAGTCGGGTAGCGGTGACGGGGCATCCTCCGGGAGTGGCGACGCTGAGAGTTCCGACGATGTCGTCGAGTCTTCAGCCGCGGCAGCGGCGGCAGAGAGCGATACGGCTGGCATGTCCATGGTCCTGGCCAACGGGGTCAAGTCGTACACGACGCCGACCGGACAGACCGTCGAGATGTTCGCGCCAAAGGACCTGGCGGATGCCATTGCGCTGTCTCGCCGCCTGAGCGGCACCGCTGTCAGAAACACCCTCGTGAGCTTCGACTGATGAGCTACCGGATCACCAAGAACGACGCCGAGATCGGTAGGCCCAGCCTGCTGGCCAGGGGCGTCGATGCGCTCGTGATGGCTGTGGCCCCGCGCGCCGGTGTCGCTCGGATCCGGGCGCGTGTCGAGGCGCGAGCTATCGCGCGCCTGGCCTATGACGCAGCCGCCAGCAAGCGGACTCGCCGCACCCTGCAGGCGTCGAGCGCCGACAACGACCTGCTCGATGACCTGGATACGATTCGGAAGAACAGTCGCGCGATGGTGCGCGACGACAGCAACGCGGCGGCCGCGGTGCGCGTACTCGAGGACAACGTCGTCGGTACCGGGCTGAAGCCTCAGGCGATGGTCCAGGCCGATCGAATCAACGCGGCGCTGCCTGCGGCTCGCATGACCGACGCCGAGGCCGACCGGTGGAACCGGGCCTGCGAACAGCTTTGGGAGGAGTGGGAGGAAGAGCAGGCGGACGCGACCGAGCACACGTCGTTCTGCGACTTGCAGCGCCAGGTGTTCCGATCCCTGATCGTCGACGGCGAGGCGCTGCTGCATCGCGTCTTCATCGACCCGGAGAGCAACCCGCACCGGACCATCGGATCGGCGTTCGAGTTGTGGGACGTGGACCGGATGATGAGTCCGACCGGCAAGGTCGAGAGCAACATCCGCGCCGGCGTCGAGCTTGGCGACTTCGGCCAGGCGCTGGCGTACTGGATCACGCCTCAGCATCCAGGCGAATCGATCTATCGGATCGGACCAGGGCGCAACAATGCGCCGGTGCGGTGGACGCGACACGCCGGCGGCTTGCCGTCCGTGCTCCACGTCTTCCGTCGCGACCGCGCTGGGCAGACTCGCGGTGTCCCGTTCTTCGCGCCGTGCTTTGGCCTGGTCGAGAACCTGAACGACATGCTCGAGACCGAGCTCGTCGCGGCGCGCGCCGCCTCGAAGTTCTGCGGGTTCATCAAGCAGTCGCTGACGGCGAACGACATGCTCAGCAGCGGCGGCGAGCAGGACGCGTCTGGCCAGTGGGTCGAGACACTGCAGTCTGGCACGCTGGGGCGCCTCGGTCCTGGCGAGGATCTGGTCCAGTACTCGCCAAACCGTCCTGGAAACGCGTTCGAGCCGTTCGTCGTGCGCGTGCTCCGGTCGATCTGTGGGGCGCTTGGCCTGCCCTACGAGCTCGTGCTGAAGGACTTCGGCGGCATGAACTACAGCAGCGCGCGAATCGCGCTGCTTGAGGCTCGGCGCGGGTTCGAGTCACTGCAGCAGCTGCTGATTCGGCAGGTTTGCCGGCCGGTGCTGCACGCCGTGATCATGGATGGGGTCGTGTCGGGTCGGCTGCCGACGCCGCGCGGCTTCCTGGAGCGGCCGCGCCTGTTCATGCGGTCTGTCTGGCAGCCCCCGGCGTGGGGATGGGTCGACCCGGTCAAGGAGATCGAGGCGTCGGCGAGCGCGGTCGAGGCGAATCTGTCGACCGTGCAGGCCGAGGCTGCGCGCCAGGGGCAGGACGCCGAGACGATCCTGGAGGCGCGCGGCCGGTTCCTGCAGCGAGCTCGCGAAGTGGAACAACGATACGGCCTGCAGCCAGGCGACCTGACCAGGCGATCCGCGGCAGGAAGTCAGCCCGCAGCGGCGGCCTCACCGGCCTCACCGGAGAGCAAGGACGCCAGCGATCCGGTGGAAACGCAGGACAGCCAGGACACCGAGCAAGGAGTCGAAGAGGCATGACCGCAACCGAGACTGTTGAAGTCCGCGAAGTCCCGCAGCACGCGTTCCAGTTGCGTTCGTCGAGCTGGAGAATCCTGGCCTCGGACGGCCCCGATGGTCAGGCGCGGCGGCGCAAGTTCTCGATGGTCGTGCACACCGGCCAGCCCGTGCAAACGTGGTGGGGCCGGCTCGTCGTCGAGCTTGCTGGCGTGCAGTACGACCAGCAGTTGCCTGCGCTGCTCGACCACGACACGGGGCAGCGGGTCGGTTACACGACGAAAGTCGGGCTGACCGATGAGGGTCTGGTGGCCGAGGGGGCGCTGCTGTCCAACGAGGCCGCCAAGACCGTGATCGCCGACGCGGACGAGGGCTACCCGTGGCAGGCGAGCTGCTACCTCGAGGGCACGCAGATCGAGGAGGTCCGGGCTGGCGTCGAGACCGAGGTCAACGGTCGCAAGCTGACCGGCCCCCTGATCGTGTTCCGCCAGTCGACGATGCGCGAGGTCACGTTCACGGCGATCGGCGCGGACGGCAATACCAGGGCTGAAGCGCTTGCCGCAGGCAAGCAGCTGTCGGTCCAGATCCATCGAAAGGAAGCAGACATGACGACCGAGACGAAGCCGGCAACGCCGGCCACCGCGGAACCAACCGCGGCCGAGCTCCGCGCGGCTGGCGCCGTCGCGGAGAACGAGCGCGTGCTCGCCATTCTGGCGGCAGCCGACACCACGCAGATGCAGCTCGCGCAGGACCTGATCGCGCAGAACGCGACCTTGTCGGAAGCGCTCGCGAAGCTGAACGCAGACCTCAAGACGCGGCTCGCAGCCGCGCGCGATGGCATGCGTCAGCAGGCCGGGTCGGCCGCTGCCGGCAATGCGGCCGGGAAGGACGGGACCGGCGCACCTCCAAGTGTCGAACTTGCCGACATGCCCGAGGGTCCGACCAAGTGGTCGGAGCAGTGGACGCGCGACGCGTCGCTGCGGGCGGAGTTCACGCTCCCCGGGGAGTCGGAGGAAGACGGCCAGAAGCGCTGGCTCGCGTACTGCCGCAGCAACCGCGCGGCCTGAACGACCACACAAAACCAACCGAAGGATCCTGAGCAATGGGCAACACCAACCTGGAACCCCTGACCTACCGAGCGGTCCGGGGCGATTTCGTGCTCGGCATGGAAGAGAGCCGCGACCGCAGCTGGATCTCCGCGTTCTCGTCGATCTACACCACGGACCAGCCGCAGGAGGACTATCCGTTCCTCGGCGCCGTGCCGCGGCTGAAGAAGTGGGAAGGCCCTCGTGCGACCGCCGAGATGAACCGCGGCAAGATCACGATTGTGAACGACGACTGGGAAGCGTCCGTCAAGGTCGCGCGCAAGGACTGGCGCCGCGACAAGACGGCCCAGATCAGCATGCGTGTGCGCGAGCTGGGCGAGACCACGACCGAGCTTCCCGAGGAGCTTCTCACCGCGATCCTGGCGAACGCCAGCCTGGCGTGGGACGGGACGGCCGTCTTCTCGACGGCGCGAACGTGGGGGCGTTCGGGCACGATCAACAACGCGCTCGGAACGGGCGACGGCATGGCCGGCGGCGCGACGCCAACCAGTGCCCAGATGCAGGCGAACATCCTGAAGTGCATCCAGCAGATGCTGGGCTTCAAGGACGACCAGGGCCGGCCGCTGAATGGTCAGGCCCGCGAGTTCGGCGTGATGGTCCCGGTCAACATGTGGACCGCCACGATGGCTGCTCTGCAGGACGTGTTCACCTCGGCCGGCGTCAGCAACACGCTGAAGTCCGCGCTCGAGGCTGGTGCCGTCGTCGTGAGGCCGTACGTGAACCCGCGCCTCACCGCGACCAATACGTTCTACGTTGGTCGCACGGACGCCCGGATCAAGCCGCTGATCTACCAGGAAGAGCTGACGAATCTGGAGCTGCTCGGTCCGGACAGCGAGTACGCGAAGGTGCACAACCAGGTCCTGGTCGGCGGCCATGTGGCCGGCGGCGCTGCTCCGGGTCGCCCGGAACTGATCGTTCGCGGGGTCACGTCGTGACGCACGCGGGCCGCTGACTGCGGCCCGCACAACAACAACCACAGAAAGAGGCAATCACATGACGAATCTCAGCGCTCCTTCTCCGCGGCCGCACGACCCGACCAACCTGGTGGTCGTCGGCGCGCCGATCAAGGCGTCGACCACAATCTGGCAGGGCTCGGCCGTGCAGGAGGGGTCCGACGGCGGCATGGAGAACGGCACCGGTGCTGGCACCACGTTCTTCGGCATCGCCATGCAGTCGGGCATCGCGACCGCGACCGTGGGCGAAGTCCGGATCGAGGTCGCGTGCCGCGGCAAGTTCTTGCTACCCGTGACCATCGCGTCGGCCGGCACGGTCGCGTACGCGAACCTCGGCACGACGGTCTACCTGACCGATGGCAACACGTTCACGACGGACGCGACCGGCGCCCAGGCGATCGGCCGCATCGTCGACGTTCCCGCGGATGCGATCGGTCTCACGACCGGTTACGTCTGGGTCTGGATCGAGGGCGTGGCGGCCCGCAGCATCTGATGCGGGTCGATCTGGTGGATCGTGACGGGAAGGTCCTCGGCCAGCTTCTGCTGGCCGAGGGCGTCACCGTCCACGACGTCAACAAGGCGGCGATGCGGCCATCCGAGCCGGTTGCCGTCGAGCGTGAAGAGCAACAAGTCGAACCTCAGACAAAGCGCAAGTGACCCTTCGCGACCTGATGCAGCACCACGCGCGCACCGTGCTCGCATCGACCTCGCACCATGGCGAGTCGGTGACGCTGCACCCGCGGACGGGAGCTTCGCGCACCGTCCAGGTCACCATTGCGCGCCGAGGCCGCCAATCTGCGGCCGGCGGCGAGGGGCTCGGGCATCTGGCCGTTGTCTGGATCCCGAACGACGCGACCATCGGGATCACGCAGTTCGTTCCCGGCGACAGGCTCGAGTTCGCCATGCAGGAAGGTGGGGAGTCCGCGCAGCACCCCATGCACGATCTCGCCGCGCACGACGCGGCCGGCTTCCTGATCAACGTGTGGGCATGACCAACGAGGCCAACATCCGGCGATTCCGCGACCAGCTCCGCGCCGAAATGGACCGCGTGCGCGACCAAACGCGTGCTGCCATGATCCAGATCGCCGAGCGCGCGGTCACCGAGTTGGTCGACGTGTCGCCGGTCGATGAGCGCGGGTCGGAGGGCGCTGGCCGGTTCAAGGGTGCGTGGCGCGTCGGCGTCGGGTCGAGGCCAGCACCAGGAGTGTTTCCGGTCGACGTCAGCGGAGCCTCGACGATCGCGGCGGCGAAGGCCGAGCTCGCCAAGATGCAGGGCGTCCAGCCGGTCTTCATCGTCAACGACACGCCGTACGGCGAGGACCTCGAGCGCGGCCGTTCGAAGCAGGCTCCTGCCGGCGTTCTTGGCCGGTCGCTCGCGATCTTGCGCGCCCTGTTCGCGAGGGTGAAAGTCTGATGTTCGCCACTGCCGAACAGGTGCTGCGCGAGACATTCGCCGAACGGCTCGCCGGCTCAGACATCAGCATCGGCACGGTTGTCTACGACAACGACGGCCAGACCGGCGCCGGCGTGCCACAGCAGCGACATGCCAGGTTCTCGGTCCAGCCGTCTGGTGGGTCGCGCGAGTCGTTCGGCAGCCCGTTGAAGCTGTATCGCAGCGAGGGCGTCATTCTGGTCGAGCTCTACGAAGAGCTGGGCATCGGTGACGAATCGATGCTCGCGTCCGCCGACACGATTGCCGGGTGGTTCCGCGGGCTCAGGATCTTGTCGAGCGGAGTCAAAGTGTCGTGTGAGGCCCCGTCAGTCGGCCGCCGCGGCCGTGCCGGCGCGTACTGGCTGAGAGTCGTTTCCATTCCCTATCGGTCGGAAGCCTGGCTGGCATCCGCAACAGGAGCGTAACCCATGGTAGCAGCAGAAGCCCAAGCCGTGCAGGTCGGAGTCCTGCAGGAGTCGACATACGGGACGACGCCGGGCACGGCGCCGAGCCTGCTGAACGTGCGCAGCCAGTCGATGGGCGATGTCCCTCAGATCGCGCAGTCGGACCTGATCACGGATACGCCCGACGTCGTCGATTACACCAGGACCAGTATCCGCGGCGGTGGCGGCCTGGCTTCGGCTTTGCAGTACGACACGAGCGGCGCCCTGTTCCAGTTGATCCGGTCGGCTCTGCGCCAGACCTCATCCGACGCGGCATCGTCGGAGATCACCAGCGTGGCGTGCGCGTCGAAAGTCCTGTCGGCAGTCGGCCTCGACGCGATTGCGGAGGTCGGCGACGTGGTCCGGGTCCGCACCAGCACGAACACGCTGGTCGGGTTCTATCGGGTTGCGGCCAAGGCAACCAACCAGCTCACCGTCGAGGGTCAAGCGCTGGCCGACATCGGCGCGTCGCCCGGCTACAAGGTGATCCGCGGAATCCGCGTGAAGCGCGGGACCGCGCGACCGTCGGTCACCGTCGAGATCGGCAGGACTGACGTGCCGATCTACAAGGTGTATCCTGGGCAGGGAGTGAACGGGTTCCGCCTGTCGGTCGTCGACCAGGCGCCACAGGTCCCGATCGAGTTCGACCTGACTGGCAAGGTCTCGTCCTCGAGCGGCAGCACGCCGGTCTACGGCAGCGCCTACACCGCCGCGCCGACCACCCCGGTTCTCGACGTGCTCGGCGTGCAGCAGATCATGCTCGGCACGTCGGTGTACGCGTACAAGCGGCTGGAGATTGCGGTCACCAACAACTTGCGCGCGCGCACGCAGATCGGCGCCGAGGGCCCGCAGTCGCTCGGCTGGGGTCAGTTCCAACTGACCGGGCAGCTCGAGCTCTACCTCGACAGCTACGCCGAGATGACGAAGTTGCGCAACGGGACGACCACATCAATGCTGGTCGTGTGGACCGACGCGCTCGGGAACGCGATGGCCTGTTCCTGCGGCGAGATCAAGTACACGGCCGGTTCCGAAGACACGACCGGCATCAACACGGACGAGATGCTGCGCCTGTCGTTCGGCGCCAAGAAGGACGCGGATGAGGCTGTCAGCACCCGTTGGCTCTGGTTCCCAGCATGACGAACATCAACGACCTGACGCTCGACGAGGCGAAGCTCCGAGACGGCTGCTGGTGGTCCTACCGGACCAAGCAGCCGTGTCCCGGCAACGTTCCGACCCCAGGCATCTTCTGCGCCCGCGTGAAGCCGCGCGGTCCCGAGTTCTTCCACGAGCGCGCCGATCTCCTGGCGCCCTACGAGATGGCCGAGCGCGAGGGCAAGCTGCCCGACGAGGCCAACGCCATCATCGCGTCACTCTGGGCCAAGTACGTGTTCATGGATTGGTCTGGGCTCGTCGAGGATGGGCAGGACTTGCCGTACAGCAAGGAGAAGGCGGCGCAGTTCATGCGCGAGGATCGGTATCGGTTGGTGCGCTCGTTCATCGCAGCCGCCGAAGCGTCAGAGACCGGATACCTCAAGCGTGCGGAGGAGCAGGCGAAGGGAAACTGACAACCGTTCTCTCGTGGGTGCTGCGCCACGGCGAGAACGCGAACTTCTTGCAGCGCGTGCGGGCCGCCGGGCTGGGTGACCCGAAGGCGATCAGGAGCCAGCCCAAGCTGTTCGAGGACTTGCAACCAGTATGGGACTCCTGGTGTCAGCTGGCACGAGCAAGAACCACGGGCTTCGGCGCGAACCCCGTGACCGTGAGCGACGCGGCCGCGTGGCTCGACTGCAACGGCGTGCCGCAGCACCAACGACCCAGGTGGCTGCGCTACCTGCTCGCGATGGACTCGACCTACCGGCAATGGCTCGACGAGAGTCGCAAGGAGAAACAGCGTGACAGCAACTCTTGAGCTGCAGCTTGACCCGTCAGGTATTCGGCGCGGTGCTGCCGAAGCCGAGCGGTCGCTCGCCGATCTGGATCGGGCATCCCAACGGACTGCCGCGTACGTGGACGGGATCTACAGCACGCTCGGGCAACGATCCGAATCGGCGGCTCGTGGTGTTCGGAACCTCGGCGACGCGTTCCAGAGCGTCGGCGGCTCCCTGCAGGTCGGGCAGGGCATCAGCCAGGTTCTGCAGTCGCTGCAGCGAGCCGACATCGCCGGAGCCGGAACGAACGTGGCGCGCACGCTGCTCGAGATCAGCAAGACCGGGCATGATTTTCGCCAGCTCGCGTCTGGCGTTGGCGCGACCGGTGGCGCGTTCGCGACGCTGCTGACCGTGATGGCGGCGCATCCGATCCTGACCATTGCGACGGCTATCGGGCTGGCCGCAAGCGCGTTTTCGTTGTTCTCGTCGGGCGCCGAGAAAGCGAAGACTGCCGTCGACGCGTTGGCCGCGTCACAAGAAAGGCTGAAGCAGAGCCTTCAATCGATTGCCGGCGCTGACGCGATCGCCAGGATCAGGGAGCGCACTGGCGGGAGTATCTCGCAGCAGGAAAGCGTGCGGGCTCGGATCGGCGGCCTGGAGTCGCTGCTTGCCGATTTGGACACCAACCCGGGTCGCAACGTCGACCTGGAGTCGCTATCGCGCATCAGCGACATCGACCAGATCAAGCTCCTGCAGATGTTCGATCGGCAGCCGAACGCACTCGGTGTGAGCAGCGATGGCCAGGCGGCGCTGCGCCGCGACCTGACGCTGCAGGTGCTCGAGGGTCGACTCCGGTTCCTGAACCAGATCAACGGCAGGTTCTCGGATCGCTCGGCAGCCGCACAGTACGACATCGACGCCGATCACATCGCCGGTCCATTCGCCGGGTTCGGCAGGGCAAAGCAGGCGTCAGAACAGCAGGATCTGGAGCGCCAGAAAGTCGCGATGGAGCAGTTCCAGGCGCAGGTGCAGGAGCTTCGGCAGGTCGGTGCGGAGGTGGGCAGCACGTTCGCCAGCGCGTTCGAGTCCGTGATCAGCGGGGCCAACAGCGCGCGTGAAGCCGTGGCCGCGCTCGCCAGATCGCTCGGCTCGTCTCTGCTCCAGTCTGTGTTCCGCAATCTGGGCGCCAACTTGGGGGGCCTGTTTGCCGGATCCGGTCCAAGCGACAGGACGCGGTCCGTGGACGCGCCAGGGTGGCAGCAGGCATGACATTCCACGACACCAGGTTCCCCACCACACTTTCCGAGGGCTACACCGGCGGCCCAGGCTTCCGCACGGACATCGTCGAAACCGACGGCGGTCACGAGGAGCGCATCGCCAGATGGGCCGACGCGCGCCGGACCTGGCGCGCATCGCGCGACCTCGCAACGCAGGCGCAGGCAGCCGAGGTCGTCACGTTCTTCCTGGCTCGGCAGGGCGCGTTGCACAGTTTCCGCTTCAAGGACTGGAGCGACTACACGAGCAACGCGGACGGGCGCACGGCGCCGACGCATCTGGATCAGGCGTGCGGCACGGTCGACGGGTCGACGACGCAGTTCCAGTTGTTCAAGACCTACGTCAGCGGATCGCAGAGCTATGCGCGCCGCATCCTGCTGCCGGTCAGCGGCACGGTGAAGATCGGGGTCAGCGGCAGCGAGGTCTTGTCCGGCTGGACGGTCAACCTGACGACCGGCATCGTCACGTTCTCGTCGGCTCCGGCCGCGACGCCGACAGCCGGGTTCGAGTTCGACTGCGAGGCCCGGTTCAGCGCGGAGAACGATCGGAACCTCGGCGTCCGAATCGACGGCTACGACGTGGCGACGGTGGCCGGCATCGAGATCGCCGAGGTGAAAAACGAGGCTCCGTTTCACGAGTCACGCGACCCTGGCGGCGGCTCGTCGCTGTCGTTCGCGGCCGACTTGGCGCTCTCGTTCAGCGAGGACCGGGTGCGCAAGCTGACGCCGACTGGCGCGGGCCTGAACGTGTTCCTGCCGGCACCGGCCACGCAGGTCGGGACCGGTGGGCCATTCTTCAAGCTGAAGAACGGGAGCGGGTCCAACACGTTCACGTTGCGCGACGACGCGGGCACGTCGATCAAGACCGTGGCCACCGGCGAGGTCGTCGAGTGCTGGATCCTGGACAACGGCGGCGGGACGCGCGCTTGGGAGGTCGCTTGATCCAGTTCCCGAGCGCAGTCGAGGCATGGTTCGGCGGCTCAACCAAGATCGCGCCGTCGGCCAACGTCGCGATCTCGCGCCGATACCGGCTCTACGACGTGGACCCGGCAAGCGCCGGGCTCAAGCTGGTCCTGCCGGACGCGCGCGGGTTCGCTCCTGGGACGTCGTTCTCTGCGACGCTCGCGCGCACCGGCGGGCCGTGTTGGGCGTTCGTCAACCGAAGTACGACGAACAGCATCGGCGTCTACGCGAACGACGGCACGACGCTGATCACGACGGTTGCAGTCGGGACGTGCGAGGTCCTGTGGTGCGTCGACAACAGCACGGCCAACGGCGAGTGGATTGCGGAGGCCAAGGGCACGGTGGCGCGGTCCGGATCGCTCGCGGCGAACCGGCAGCCGCACACGATCAACATCGGAACGACCAGCGAGTCGATCCACTGTCAGAACATCCTGCTCGCGCGCGGCTGGGACGGGACCACGCCAGTCGCCCTGCTGGTCGAGTGCCCGGTCGGCGCCGTGTGGGGCGGGCCGAACGAGAACGCCTACGGCATGGACACGGGCACACTGCCGACCGGCTCGACGTGCCTGATCGTCTGCCGGGGCATCATCAGCGGTCCTGGCGGAACTGGCGGACGTGGCGGTGTGGCCGCGACCGTGACCGCTCCGCAGGCCGGCGGCACCGGAGGCCCAGCGATCATCACGCGGCTCAGCGTCGCGATCGTGAACCACGGCACGATTCAGGGCGGTGGTGGCGGTGGTGGCGGTGGTGGCTACATCAGTGGCGACGCCTCATCAGTTGGCGGTGGCGGTGGCGGTGGCGCGGGATGGGGTCCGTCGCAGGGCGCCAACCCTCGTCCGGGCGGCCTGGGCGGCGGCAGCGGCTACGAAACGATCCCTGGCCCTGGCGGCAGCGGTTCGCCAGGTGCTGGCGATGGCGGCGGCGGCGGGGCTCCAGGAGCCAACGGCACGGCCGGCGCGACGATTGGCGGGGTCGCGGGTGGCGCTGGCGGCGCGGCCGGGCCCTACCTGAAGCGCCTGTCGACCACGACTGCGACATGGATCCGGAACGGCACGCGCAGCGGCTCGGAGGTCACGTTCTGATGACCATGCGTCCGACAGGCGGCTGCGAGGCCAAACGACTGCACCGCGGCAAGACGTGGTGCACAGTCTGGAGAATCACGCGCACCGACGGGACCGTCTACCGGTTCACTGACCACGACAAGACCTTGACGCTCGAAGGGCAGGACTACACACCGCTGCGCGCGCCGGTCGCCGGTGACGAGCACCGCGAGTCCGGAATCAAGGAGATGTCGCAGCCGCTCGGTGGCATCCTGTCTGACGAAGCGCTTGCGAGCGAGGACCTGCTCGCCGGCCGATTCGACAACGCCACCGTTGAGGTTGGGGTGGTGGACTGGGCCGCGCCGTGGCTCATGTCGATCCGATCGCAGAAGCGATGGGTTCAGCGAGTGCGCCTCGATAGTCCGGTGTTCCGCGCCGAAGCTGAGGGACTGACTGCGTTCCTGCACTCGCCGGTCGCCGGACCATCCGGTGGTGTCTGGGCGCCGTCGTGCCCCTTCAAGCTCGGCCAGCCCATCGTGGCCGGCAAAGGCTGTGGCGTCAGCACCGCAGCCGACACGAAGACCGGCATTGTTGTCGACACGGTCAGTGACGACAGGCAGGTATGGACCGCAACGTCGGGTAGCTGGGGATTCAGCTATGACGACGACTACTACAAGGATGGTGAGGCCACGTTCACGACGGGCGACAATGCCGGAGTCACGCGCATGTTGATCCGGTCCCGCAACGGGACGCGCGAGTTCACTGCGTTCATTCCGTTCCCGCGGCCGATTCAGGCTGGCGAC